CTTGATTCTAGCTCTCGCTACACTCAAGTTCTCCTCCCCACGTTTGTTATCGGTCCCCGAGCGCCGCTCGGCAGCCCTTAACCCCTTGTCCAGACGTGAGCTCGCTTCGGCCAACTCACCTCTGACAAGTTCTTAGTTCTTCTCAGAATTCTCGCCTCACCACGGAAATTCCTTCAGTTTCCTTCCTCACTTCCTGTCACGCTGCCTTCTACCCTCTCCCTCTTCCCACGCCCTCTCCGCACTTTGTCTCATCCCTCAACCCGCTGCTCCGCATGGCCTCCCCAAGCAATCTCGCCACCATGCTCCCAGCCCACCTTTACCAGCGCGCATCCTACTCCCTCTGGTTCAACCCATCTCAGCAACGGCCCTTTGAGCCCTTGCCCGACATGGTCCCAGCCAACTTCCCCTCCCTTTTCCGCCGCATACCCACACCTCTCGAGAGGAGCATGCCCGTCCGCTCTCTCTTGGGCGACTTCCGTCCCTCTCGCTTCCGTCCCACCACTCTCACCGGCGGTGCCCTCCCCTCTGGCCCCATCATTCACCCCGCCTATTCCCCTCCGGAGCCTCTGGTTTCGATTCCCATCACCTTCACCCCGGCCCCACCCGCTACGCCCCGAGCCCCGGTTGGCATCACCAGACGCTTTTACCGGCCCCCTCTCTCCGGAGGAGGKCTCAAGGAGCTGGTGGAGATCCTCAACCCCACCGTTCATCGCGACACCGTCTGCTCGCCCCTCGTGGAAGCTGCGGCTGGTCCTCTTCGCGACTCACTTCAGCTTTACCCGTATGACATCCCACAGGAGCATGCCAAGTTCCTGCAGAATTGCGGGATTCAAGCCTCCGGCTACGGGTACAAAACTCATCCACACCCCGTCCACAAGACCATAGAGATCCACCTCCTCTTCGAGCACTGGATGAGCCTGTGCCGTCAGCCTTCTTCCGTGCTGTTCATGAAGCCATCCAAGTTCTCGAAGCTCCAGGCTCGGAACAACAACTTTTCGGAGTTGTGCAATTACAGCTTGGTGGCTCGCGACATCACCCGCTACCCCGAAGTCTCCACCACACCCCCTGAGTGCAGCACGTGGTTCATGCACGACTCCATCATGTACCTCTCTGCTGAAGAAGTTGCTGGGTGCTTCCAGGCGTGTCCCCACCTCGAGCGCCTCTACGCTTCTCTCGTTGTGCCCCCCGAATCTGCCTTCACTGACCTCTCCTTCGCCCCTTCCCTTTACCGCTACCGCTTCCACGGCGACCAGCTCATTTACCGCCTGGAAGAGAACCCCTCCCACAGCTACCAGCAGCCCAAGTCTGCGCTGAAGTGGCTGCAGACCAACAGCATCCAAGGGAATGACATCTTCCTGGCCATCACACGTCTGGAGAGCTGGGGTCCTGTCCACAGCCTCTTGATCACTAGAGGTCGCCCACCTGTCCTCACTGACGACTCCCTCTTCTTCTCTTCTCCAGACGCCGTTGAGATCCCGGCCGCCTCTTCCATCCAGCAAAGTCTCCGTCACCGTCTGGTTCCCTCGGCCGTCTACCACTCCCTGTTCATCTACGTGCGCGCAGTCAGGACTCTTCGACAGACCGATCCCCAAGGGTACGTCCGCACTCAGAGCAACAARCCCGAGTACGCTTGGGTCACTTCTGCTGCCTGGGACAACCTTCAGCACTTTGTCACCGAAACCGCTCATCATCGGCAGCGCACCACTTACTACCTGTTCAACTCCACCCTGGCCAGGCTGAGTCACTGGTGTCGTTGTCACAAGCTCGCAATCGCCACTTCTCTCACGCCAGCCGCTTCGGCTGCCATTATCACCATCCTTGGTGGAGTGGATCTGCTATGGAAGCACTCCATCAAACATCTCATCATCGCCCGCCGCTACCTGGTCGGCTCCGCCCCTCTTYATGCGAGGCACCTCCCCAGGTTCCTGGTTCAGGAACACTTCCCCCGTTTCTCTCTCGCTCTCGAACCACGAGTCTCCGCCCCCGTCATTCAGCTGCCGTTCCGCCGCTCGATCCGCCTGCCTTTCATTCTGACCATCGCCGAGCACTTTCCCGCTCTTAAGCGATGGCTGCCTCGCCTCTCCACTCCTGCTCTTCTGAAGGCTGCCTTCTGCTTGGGTTTGCTGACCCCTCCGCTCCTCCTTCTCATCCGATCCTTCGTGGGGCCTGACTCCCCACAGAGCATGAGCGACGCTTACAATCGCTACTTTCATCCCTCTCGCTGGGAGCTCTCCCTCGAGCGCTCTCCTGCCAGCGTTTTGCCTTCTCCGCCAGCCTTCCTCCCTCTCCTGGCCAAGGTGGACCCATCCGAGCCTCGGCTCTCCGACTCTCCTCTCGAGACCCCTCTGGTCCCGTCTCCTAGGCTCCACCCAGATTCTCCGCCAGCTTCCGAGAAGCCTGCAGAACCTGCGCCGTGCGCAGTTGCAGCTCAGGCCCCTGTTCTCGATGCCAGCCCCCCAAAGGCTGAAGAGACCCCCGCTGGTCTTGATTTGTCCGCCACCACCTTGGTTGAAGCCAAGCCCCCTGTCCCTGTGCTCGCCGCTGATGAACCCGCTCGCCCTTCCAACCTCATCGACCCCGCTCCAACTTCGGAGCAGCTTCTCGTTTCTCACACCGGGACCCTGACTCACACGACCCCTGCCCCGGTCGTCGTTGAACCGGAAACAGCGCCCCTCATGCTCGACGCCTCTGGCGCTGGGGCCGTCGCTCCCTTCTCCTCCTTGCATCCCGGCTCATACTTGCCATTCAGCGGGGTTTTCTCCACTCGCCTCCGCGTCAGTTCTCTCTCCCCTGCCCCTTACCCCGCTCTGGATTGCCTCTTGGTCTCCGTCGCCGGAGCTACCGGCTTCCCGAAGGAGTCTCTGTGGCAAAGTCTCTGCGGCATCCTCCCTGACTCGCAGCTCGACAATGATCAGATCCGCAACCAGGGGCTCAGCACCGATCACTTCTGCGCTCTTGCCTTCCTCCACTCTTTGCGCTGCACATTCCTCACCGATGCAGGCCAGCAGGAAATGGGCATGGAGGACGCCACCTCCGTTTTCACAATCCGCCACACTTCCGGCAATCCCGGCCACTTCGAGCTTGTGCGATCTTCCGCTCGCCCTCTTCTTAACGGCGCGCGTCCCGCCGCTGATGTCGTCGAGCACATGAAGCGCTTCAAAGTTGATGGGAAGATTCTCCCATTCTGTGAAGCCCACACTTACACCTCGCATGTCAGCCGCGCGAAGAATCTGATCAGCAACATGAAAAATGGCTTCGACGGGGTGCTGGCCAACATTGACCCGCAACACACCAATGAGGCTCGCGACCGGCTCTTGTCCCTCGACGGCTCCCTTGATGTCGCCAAGCCCCGCACTGTCTCGCTCATCCACATCGCCGGCTTCGCCGGTTGCGGCAAGTCATACCCCATCTGCCAGCTTCTCAAGACGAAGCCTTGCCGTAACTACAAGATCGCTGTCCCCACTGTCGAGCTCCGCAACGAGTGGAAAGATTCCCTCAAGTCTTCCCCTGCTGACCGCTGGAGGCTCGGCACTTGGGAATCCTCTTTGCTCAAGTCAGCCCGCATTGTCGTCATCGACGAGGTCTACAAGCTCCCTCGCGGCTACCTGGACTTGGCCATCCATGCTGACAGCACCGCCCAACTTTTCATCGTTCTGGGCGATCCTCTTCAGGGCGAGTATCACTCCACCAACCCCAACTCTAGCAATGCTCGCCTCTCCAGCGAGATAAAGCACCTTCAGCCTTTCATGGACATGTACTGCATGTGGTCGCACCGCATTCCACGCAATGTGGCCAGGTTCTTCCGCGTCCACACCTCATCTCAGGTCGAAGGCACCGTCACCACTTCTCTGGTCCTTGCCCCGGGTTGGAAGCAGCTCACCAACTCCATGAATGCCGCCCGCACTCTCAATGACTGCGGCTTCGCCGCCACCACCATTGCATCCTCCCAAGGCTCCACCTATAATCATCCAGCCTGCATCAACCTGGACAAAAATTCCAGTCAGCTCTCTCATGCTCATTCTCTGGTTGCCCTCACGAGGTCCAAGGTGGGCATCATGTTCACCGGAGATCTGTCACGGCTTAACCCTGGCTCATCTTCCAATCTCATGTTCTCCAAGTTCAAGCAAGGGGAAAGCGTGGATTTGCGCTCTCTGTTCCCCTTCGAATTTCCGTGCTGTCCAACCATCACTGAGCCACTTTCAGTCCGCCCCAAGTTCTGCCTCGGCGGTGCCCCCTGGTTGGCCTCTGAGCACCTCAAGTCTGCCGCTCTCGGCCCRTCTGATCTGCCCGACCTCCTCTTGCCCGAAGCCCGTATTGTGCTCGGCTCTGGCGATAGCAACGCCCCTCAGGTCAGCACTCACTTCCTCCCTGAATCGCGTCGACCTCTTCACTTCGACGTCGCTTCAGCCATTCCTGAGCCCGCCAAGCCCTCAGGAGTAGATCCACTCGACTTGGCCTCGATCACGCCGGTTTACCCCGGAGAGTCTTTCGAGAACTTATCAAGACACTTTCTTCCTGCTCATGATCCTGAATCAAAAGAAATCTGGTACAACAACCAGCTGTCCAACCAGTTTCCACATATGGACAAGGAATTTCACCTGTCTGCTCAATCCTCCTCTCTGCTGGCCCCTGTCCACTCCACTGCCAGGGACCCAACTCTTCTGAAAGCATCGATCGGCAAGCGCCTCCGCTTCCGCCCATCCTCTGCTCCCTACCGCATCACTCCCAAGGATGAGATTCTCGGCTCTCTTCTCTTCGAGGCCCACTGCTCGGCCATGCTCCGCAGTCCCTCCGCTTCAGTCCCTTTCGACGAAAACCTCTTCGCTGAGTGCATCGCTCTCAATGAGTACGCTCAGCTGACCAGCAAGACGCAAGCCATCATCATGGCCAACCGCGATCGCTCTGATCCGGATTGGCGCTGGTCAGCCGTGCGCATCTTCGCCAAGACTCAGCACAAGGTGAATGATCACTCCATCTTTGGAGGCTGGAAAGCTTGCCAAACCTTGGCTCTCATGCACGATGCGGTCGTCCTGCTCCTTGGACCAGTCAAGAAATACCAGCGCATCTTCGATGCTGCCGACCGCCCCTCCAATATCTTCGTCTACGCAGGCCACACCCCTTCTGAGATGGCAGATTGGTGTCGCTCTCACCTCAAGCCTGGCGAACGCGTGGCTAACGATTACACCAGTTTTGACCAATCTCAGCATGGCGAAGCTGTGGTGTTCGAAAGAAAGAAAATGGAGCGCCTCAACATTCCCGCGCATCTCATCGACCTGCACGTCCATCTGAAGACCAATGTCAGCACTCAATTCGGCCCTCTCACCTGCATGCGCCTCACTGGCGAGCCGGGTACATACGATGACAACACTGATTACAACCTGGCAGTGCTGCACCTCGAGTACCTCGTCGGCTCGACTCCTTGCATGGTCTCTGGAGATGACTCTCTCCTTGGGCGTGAACCTCCTCGCAACCCGATCTGGCCAGCTGTCAAGCCCCTCCTCTCTCTGCGCTTCAAGAAAGAACGAACTCGCTACGGTGAGTTCTGCGGTTACTACGTGGGTTGCGAGGGCTGCATCCGGTCGCCGGTCGCTCTCTTTGCCAAGCTGATGGTATGCGTTGACGATGGCACTATTGATGAGAAGCTGCTCTCTTATGCCACTGAGTTCTCCATCGGCCACTCTCTCGGTGATGCTTTCTGGAATCTGCTCCCCATAGACTCAGTCCCATACCAGTCAGCGGTCTTTGACTTCTTCTGTCGCCATGCCTCGGAGGATATCAAGGTTATGTTCAAGCTGGGTCGTGTCGAAGTCTCACTTTTCTCCCACCTGCTTCACAAGCTCTCCTGGCTCTCATACTCCACCTACTCCATGCTCAACTCCCTGCAGCGTCGTGCGCTCAAAGGCAAGGCTGTTCGCCAGCATTTCCCGGGTGATTCCAAGGAGGTGACTGAGCTACAAGGTGAATTGCTTCACACATTTTCAATGTCAACCACTCCTCGCGTTCTCACTGGCGGCCTTCTCCTCCCCGTCTCTGCTCCCATGTCAAATGAAGCCCAGTTGCCCGTTTCTGGTCGTCCTTCTCGCGATGACCATCGCTCTGATCCTCAGCCTACTATTCCTCTCGCGCCCAAAGTCCAGGAATCCCCGGCGCTCTCACTCTCCATCCCCTTCCAGTGGGTTGCTCTCATAATCAAGAGCGATTCCGCTGCCTTCACTGTCGACCTGGCTGCCTCCACCACTCTCAAGAAACTCACGGATCCWTTCCGGAGCTGTGAGATCACCAATCTGGAGGTCGTGCTCATGCCTACTCTCAATGCCTTCAACAACCCGGTCACACTCCACTGCGTCTGGACTGTCAATTCGATCCAGCCCGCCTCTGGCGATGAACTGCTGTACTACGGCGGCCAAGCCATCACGGCCGGCGGCCCTGTCAGCATGAACGCCCTCGCCTCGGTTCCTGCCGACCTCACTCGCATCAACCCCCGGATCAAGTCCTCTGTGGGCTACCTGGACACTCCCCGCCTCACCGGCACCACTATGAAGTGCGCTACCGCACAAACTCTCCCCCTGGCCTATGTCATGATTCGTGGCATGGTCAGCGTCTCTGGCCCCATGGGCATCAAGCTCTAATCTCCATCTCCATCTTCCTTCTCATCTCTGCTCTCCCTTGCACCGGCAACGGTATTCAAGAAAAGGTCCGTAAAGCGACCTTGGTGTGCTTTTAGTTTCCG